TCAGTGGGTTCTCGGTTCAAGTCCGAGGGGGTGCACCACCCCGCCCTCGGGTCCGTCATCGGACTCGGGGGCGTTTCCCGTTTCCAGCCACTCCAGCGGCACGCCCGTGCGGATCGCCCAGAGCCGCAGCGTCATCCGCTTCGGGGCCTTGCGACCGTTGATCCACGCGCCGACGCTCGCCGTGCTCATGCCCAGGTACTCGGCCATCTCCGCATTCGAGACGTCAGCCACCCGCAGCGCCTTGCGCATGCGGTCGGCCTTGTCGAACTCCAGGATGCGCTCCCAGGCGCTCTGACCCTCAGTCATCGTCATGCGGCAATTATCGCACCGCGGGCGCAGTCCTGCGCAAGTTTCGTCATGGGGCTATACGACCCCTTCCCGGGGGACGGAATGACACGCCGGTAATTCGGATGCGCACAGAAAGCACGAATCGTGCTTTCATGTCGTCTCGTGACCCACCCCGAACCAACCTTCGATCCGCGCATGATCTGGCCTGGCCAGCTCATCGGCGCCAAGACCGTCGCCGACCTCCTCGGGTGCTCCGTCTCCACCGTGCAGCGCCGAGTGAAGGACGGCCGCATCCCGATCGTCGCCCAGCTCGACGGCCCCACGGGCGCCTACGTGTTCGACCGCGCCGACGTCCCGACGCGAGGTGACGCCGCGTGAGCATCGAGTCCCTGGCGATCGCGCTGCACCACTCCCGGGCCAAGGGCATGACCAAGCTCGTCCTCATCGGCATTGCCAACCACGACGGCGACGGCGGCGCCTGGCCGGCCGTCTCCACGCTGATGAAGTACTGCGGACCCGGCACGTCCCGCCGCACGGTGCAGGACGCCGTGAACCGCCTGGAGGAGCTGGGCGAGGTCAAGCGCATCGTGCAGCGCGGCGGCACCACCGACTCGCACTACTCCGACTGGCACCGCCCGAACCTCTACCGGTTCGTCCTGCGCTGCCCCATGGACTGCGACCACACGTCCTCCCACCGCACGAAGCGCGACACCTTCGTCCCCGAGTTCGTGGTCCCCGAGCTGCCGGGCGCAGAAATTGCGCCCGGGGGAGGGGGCGCAGAAATTGCGCCCCCTTCGTCGGAAAGTGCGCCCGGGGGGCTGCAAAATCTGCGCCCTAACCATCCCTCAACCCCTAACCACGTAGAAGAAGAACCTCACGTTGGTAACCGTGCGCGCGAGCGCGCGGAGAGTGAGCGGCAGAGCCGCACGCCTTCTGACGACGCCTTCGACGTCGTGGCGTCGCTGCGCTCCGTGCTCGGCCTGGACGACCTGTGCAGCGCGTTTGCCGCTCGCCGTCGCATCCAGCACCAGTACTCGCCCGCGAACGGACGATGCGTCCACTGCGGCGAACGCAACACCCGAGATGAGTTCGAGGGCGTTGCCTTCGACCAGCAGACAGGAGAAGTCCAGTGACCGACACGACCGAGCGTCCCGCACACAGCGGGGCCGACCGACCCGACTACGGCACCTTCACCCTCGCCTCCGACCTTCGCCTCACCGCCGAGGAGTACGAGAGCGAGGAGAAAGGCACCTCGACCTGGGAGGAGCGCGAGGTGTACCGCAAGACCGCCGCCAAGCTCCGCCTGGTCGCCCTCCTCGTCACCAACTGCACCTGGTCCTCCTCGGTCGGCGTCGCCTTCCTGGAGGCCGCACGTGACAACCTCCTGGCCGTGCACCTTGGCAGGGCGGTCGAGGCCAAAGCGCTGATGGATGACAGGCGGGTGGCCCGTGACTCCGCCAGCCTCCCCACGCAGGGGGTCACCCTCTGATGCTCACGCCAGCAGAGCACAACGCAGGCGTGGCCCAGACCAGCGCTATCGCCCACGGGGCTGACCCCGACCTGATCCCCTGCCCCGCGTGCGAGGGCGACCTCCGCGCAGAGGTGCGTACGGAGTGGTGGCCGCTCACCCACGTGGCGCGCCACTTCCACCGAACCGAGGAAGACCTGGCCGTGCACCCCGACGTGCAGCTCGACGCCTTCGGGCGAGTGCAGGTCGGCGTTCCCTGGGCGACGTGCATGCATTGCGGCGCGAGCTTCAACATGGCCGCGATTGATGACGTCGAGGGGATCGAACGATGAGCACCCCCGACACCATCCCCATCGCCGCCGTGCTGCCCATCGCGGCCGTGCTCTGGACCGTCGTCCTCTGGCCCCTCGTGCCCCGCTCGGTTCAGGAGCGGCTGACCCCGCACCGCTGGACCGGCAGCACCGAGCGCGTCTGCACGGCGCACGACCGGTGCCGAGGCGTGGTCCGGTACTACAACCCGCGAGGGGTCCGCCTGTGCGAGGCCTCGACCATCCGCTCGGGCCGCGGTATCGCACTCCCGCTCTACTGCGAGCTGCACCACGGCCATCGCGGCCGGCACTACAGCATCGACGCCGATCGGACGTGGACCCGATGAGCCCCGTTCTCGTCCACGCCCTCCGCCTCGCCCAGGCGCGCCGCGACCTCGCCCGCGCCGAGCTGGAGACGGACGAGGTGGACGCCCGCCGCGGGCCGGCCTGGCTCGCCCGCCTCATCCGCGCCGACCGCGCCGAGGTGCTCGCCCACCTCGACCGCCTCGAGGGGTACGCCCAGTGACAGCCCGCCCCGAGCCCGCGCGCATCGCCCGCACGATGACCGAGGACGACCTCGCCGAGTACCTCAAGGTCCCGGCGGCCAAGGTCGCCCGGATGCGACGAGACGGCCGCGGCCCCGACTTCGTGAAGGTCGGCCGCGAGGCCCGCTACCGCCTGTCCGACGTCGAGCGCTGGCTCCGCGACAACACCCACACCAGCACCGCTACGACCAGGAAGGCCAGCAAGTGAACCTCGCCGAGTGCAACGCCGCCGCCGAGCGCATTCGCGCGGCCGTCCCGATCGAGGCCGGGTCCGCGACCAACGACGAGGTGGTCCGCCGCCTGGTCCTCGTCGCCGCCGAGCTGGCCGAGCTGGGCGTCGAGCCCGAGCCCAAGATGCTCTGGCGCGAGACGAAGCACGCCGACGGCCGCACGCATGGGCAGTGGGCTCACTCGCTCGAGGCGGCGGCGCTGGGCTGCGCGATGTGGTGGGGCGTGCCCGTCCTCGACGTCCGCACCCTCGAGCCCGTTGCCCCGCCAGTCGTGCGTGAGGTGGCCCTGTGGTGAAGGGCCGGCGGGGCCGCGCCTCGAGCGCCACCACCGCCCTCGTGCTGCGCCACTACGGCGTGATCTGCCACCTGTGCGGCAGGGCTAACGCCACGACCAAGGACCACCTCATCCCGTGGTCGCTCGGCGGACGCGACGAGCTATCGAACCTCCGGCCAGCGTGCGACCCGTGCAACAAGCGCCGAGGCAACCGCGTGCTGAACGGGTACGGCTGCTCCATCACGGTCGTGATGGGTCCGCCCGCCGGCGGGAAGTCGACGTACGTGCACGAGCACGCCGGCCCCCGCGACGTCGTGGTCGACCTCGACGCGATCCTCCGCGCGTTCGTCCTGCCCGGTACCGACCCCGGCCACGACACCCCGGGCTGGCTCCGATACCCCGCGATCGTCGCCCGTCGAGCAGCGATCGACCGGCTGTCCCGCCAGCTCTACCCGCCCGACGTCCGCGTCTGGATCATCCACTCGATGCCCGACGCGAAGCGCCTCGAGGAGTACCGCTTCCTCCGCTACCACCTGGTCACCGTCGACCCCGGCCGCGAGGTGGTCACCGCCCGAGCGCTGGAGGAGCGAGGCGGGTACGCGCTCGACGGCATCCTCCGGTGGTACCGCGACTACGCCCAGCAGCCCGCCCTCGACGCTGCACCCGCCCGCCCCGAGCTGACAGCCGGCGCCCCCGACCCGTACTGGTGAGCACCACCACCCAAGCCCCGACGCCGAGCGGTACTCGGCACACACGACAGGAGGCACCATGACCGACACCACCACCCCCGACACCACCACCCCCGAGGCCCCGACCATCACCACACCTTCACTCACCTGGGAGCGAGCGCACGACCAGGTGCAGGAGCAGGTTCGTGCTGCGATCCGCTCGGCGTTCGGGGACGTGTCGATCGAGGACGGCGAGCTGCTCGCCAGCACGCGCATCGACGGCGAGGACGTCGACTTCACCCTCCGAGTCGAGCTGATCTAGCCCGCCTCGCGTTCAGCGGTCCCGCGTTTTTCTGACGCGGGGCCGCTGGTCACTCCACGTCCCCTTCGTCCGTCTCTCCCCCGGAACCAGGAAAGAAAAAATCCGTGAGCACAGAACCCCTGATCGAACCGCTATTCGGCGCGGAAACGCACGCATTCGGCGCGGGTCAGACCGAGAACGCCACGGTTTCCGCGATCAAGGAAATGCACGAGGCCAGGCCGTTCGATTTCCGGCAGAAGGCCCTGGCAGAGCTGGCGCGCGCGCTCGCTCAGAACATCGACCGGGGGAACGCGAAGGGGCGCAGCGTCGGCAACGAAGCCGCGCAGCTCGTCGTGGTCCTCGACAAGCTGGCCGGCGTCGAGGAAGGCGTCGATGAGTCTCAGATCCCCAAGGAAGTCCAGGAGTTCTCCTATGCCCTCGCCCAGCTCCCTCGCATTGCCCCCGGGCCTGGTCACGCCGAGGTACGCGACTCAGCGTGACTACGGCCGCGCGACCTACGGCGGGCACTACGCCGCCGTCTCGGCCGCGCTCGGCCAGCCCCTCGTGCCGTGGCAGCGCTACGTGGCCGACGTCCTCGGTGAGATTGACGAGCACGGCCGGCGGGTCTACTCCCTCGGCGTCGTCACGGTGCCTCGGCAGTCGGGCAAGACCACGCTGATGCAGTCGATCCAGCTCGCGCAGGCGCAGACCGGTACCGGCCGGCGCGGGTGGTTCACGGCGCAGACCGGGCAGGACGCGAACGACCGGTTCCGCGAGACGATCGAGGCGTTCAAGGCCGCGCCGATGCTCAGCCGGCTGGGCACCCCTCGACTGAGCAACGGGTCGATGTCGATCACGTTCGCCAACGGGTCGACCGTCCGGCCGCACCCGCCGACCGCGAAGGCGATGCACGGCAAGCAGACCGACGACCACGACTCCGACGAGGTGTGGGCGTGGTCGATGCTCCAGGGGACCGAGGTGCGCCAGGCCGTCACGCCGACGATGCAGAACCGGCTCATGCTCACCGGCCAGCGCCCGCAGCGCCGCTACTGGTCGACCGAGGGGACCGTCGAGTCCACGTTCTTCAGCCCGCTCCTCGACGGCCTCCGCGAGGACTGCCCGCCCAACGTCGCCCTGTTCGACTTCGGCATCGGCCCCGACGTCGACCCGTTCGACCTGGAGGCGGTCGCTCGCGTGCATCCCGGCTACGGCCACCTCTTCGGCATGTCCGACCTGGAGGCCGCGGCGGAGGAGTTCAAGGACTCACCCGGCGAAATGGCCCGCGCCTACGGCAACCGCCGCACCGGCGCCACCGAACGGCTCATCCCCGACGCGGCGATGCGCGACGCCGCCTGGACGGCCGACTTCCCAGCCGGCGCCGGCCGCGTGTGCCTCGGCGCCGCGGTCGGAGTCGACGGCGTGGACACCACCATCACAGTCTCGGTCCGGGTCAATCCCGAGCTGGTCGTCACCCGCGTGATCCGCGACGGGTACCGCGACGGCACGCACTGGGCGCTTCCGGTGCTGAAGGAGGCGACCGCGAAGGGCGACCCCGTGGTCGTGGACAAGCGCGGCCCCTCGGCGGCGCTGCACGATGCGTGCAAGCGCGCTGACATCCCGATGGTCGACATCGACGGCGGCGGTGTCGCGACGTCGCACCACAACCTCTACGAGGGCCTGACCGGGAAGCCGCCGCGCTGGCGCTACGTCCCGCACGCCGCGCTCGTCACCGCGGCCGAGCTGGCCACCAAGAAGTGGTGGAGCGACGGCGCCTGGATCATCGGCCGGCGCGCCTCGGTCGGCTCGGTGTCCGCGCTCGAGGCCGGCGCGCTCTCCTCGTGGGGCGTCGACCACCTCCCCGAGCAGTACGGCCGGCAGCTCTTCTAGCCCGCGCTGGGCGGCGCTGAGCGGCGCCGAAACGCGCTGAACGGCTCCGAGTGTCACCGAACCGCTGCGAGCGGCGCTGACCGGCGCTGAGCGGCCACGAGAGTTGGTACCGGGGGAGGACCGGCGGGCACTCTCTACCCCGTGAACACGATTGACTGGCGCAGCCTCGAAGCGCACCACGGGGTGACCCGCGACGACTCCGACGTCGCCCCCGCGCAGCTCCGCCTCACGGGCACCCTGCCGCCGGCCCGCACGGCGCCGGCCCGCACGGTCACCGCCGCCGACGCCGTGGCCATCTCCACCGTGTTCCGCGGCGCGCAGATCATCGACACCTCGGTCCAGCAGCTCTCGGTGGACCAGTACCGCGGCTCCACCCCGCTCGAGGTCCCGGCCGCGATCGTCGCGCAGCCCGACCCCGACCGCGCCGCCGAGGAGTTCTTCGGTGAGACGGCCATGTCGATGTTCACTTCCGGCAACGCCTACTGGCGCCTCATCTGGACCGACATCCCCACGCCCACCCTCATCGGCGCCAAGCTGCTCAACCCCGCCGAGGTCCACGTCGGCTCCGACGCCCGCACCGGCGACGCCGTGTACTGGTGGAACGGCCGGCGCCTGGCCAGCCGCGAGGTCAAGCACCTCCGCTTCCTGAAGCTCCCCGGCACCCCGCTGGGCCTCGGCCCGATCCAGGCCGCGCAGATCGAGCTGGGCGGCACGATCGCCGCCCGCGACTACGGCGCCAAGTTCCTCACCGACACCGACATCCCCTCCGGCATCCTGACCACCGACCAGCCCCTCACGCCCGACGAGGCGAAGGACTACAAGGCCGTCTGGCGCGGCGACGGCGAGCCCGCGAACGCCGGCCACCAGGTGAAGGTGCTGGGCAAGGGCCTGAGCTACGCGCCCATCCTCCTCAAGCCCTCGGACGTCCAGTTCCTCGAGACCCGCAAGTTCAACAAGACCGAGCTCGTCGCGCTGCTCGGCATCCCCTCGACCCTCGCCATGACCGTCGTGGAGGGCGGCTCGATGACCTACGCGAACGTCGAGCAGGAGTGGACCGCGTTCGCGCGCTTCACCCTCATGGCCTACCTCCGCCCGATCGAGCTGGCCCTGTCCTCGCTCACCCCCCGCGGCAACCGCGTCCGGTTCAACCTCGACGCGCTGCTCCGCCCCGACACCACCGCCCGGTACGCCGCGCACAAGGTCGGCCTGGACGCGCAGTTCCTCACCGTCGAGGAAGTGCGCGTGATGGAAGGCCGCAAGCCCCTGACCACTCCGCCCGCCCTGGAGGCCCCGAATGCCTGACACCCTCACCCTTCCCGAGCAGCTCCGCGGCGAGCAGGAACGGACCTGGCAGTCCCGTGCCGAGACCGACTCCAGCGACGCCCGCGAGGTGTCCGGCATCGCCGTCCCGTTCGATACCGAGATCGGCCTCCCGGCGTTCGGGTTCTCCGAGCAGTTCTCCCGAGACTGCGTGTTCGAGGACGCAGACCGGGCGCTGCTCGCGTACCGGCACGACGCGATCGTCGGCCGGCTCACCTCGACCCGGTCTACCGACGCGGGACTCGAGGTCACCGGCACCATCTCGCGCACCGCGACCGGCGACGAGGTGTACACCCTCGCGCAGGACGGCGTGCTCGACCGGTTCTCCGTCCGCTTCATCCCGCTCGAGGCGACCGAGACGCGCGACGAGGCGACCGGCCAGCCGGCCTACACCTACACCCGCGTCCAGCTGCGCGAGGTGTCCCTCGTCCCCTTCCCCGCCTACGACGGCGCCACCATCACCTCCGTTCGCTCCGCACCTCCCGCTCCCGAAAGGACCACCCCGACCATGACCGACACCCTCTCCCGCGCCGACCTCGAATCGGCCCTCCAGCAGCAGGAGCAGGAGCTCTCCCGCTCGCTCGAAACCCGCTTCGACGCGCTCCGCCAGGGCTCGGCCGGCGGCGCCACGCTCGGCGAGCAGTGGCGCTCCCAGGGCGAGTTCCTCCGCGCCGTCGCTGACGAGACCCCCGCCGCGCTCGAGTTCTACCGCGCCTACGTCGGCGGCACCTTCCCGGACTCCGCGACGCCGGCCACCTGGATCGCGTCCGCGATCCGCCTCGTGGAGGAGCGCCGCCGCGTCCTGAACACCTTCACCCGTTCGGCCCTGCCGGCCGAGGGGATGCGCCTGGACTACCACAAGCTGAACACCAACTCGATCGTCGTGCAGGAGCAGGTGGCCGAGGGCGACGACCTCGCCTACGGCAAGGTGTCGCTGACCACCGACAGCGTGCCGGTCAAGACCTACGGCGGCTACACCGCGATGACCCTCCAGGAGATTCAGCGCAGCTCCACCCCGATCCTCGACACCGCGATGACCGCCATGGACATCGCCTACGCCTACCGCACCGAGGCCGTCGTCAAGAGCTTCCTCGCGGCGCTCATCGCGCAGCAGCGCGTCGCCGGCAACAAGGTGACCCTCGCCGCGGACACCGACGCGATCGACTGGCTCGACATCATCGTCGACGCCTACGACCTCGCGGACACCCGCGGATTCTCGGTCGCCGGCCTCCTCGCGTCCAAGGACGTGTTCAAGAGCCTCTACCGCCTGACCGACACCACCGGCCGGCCGATGTTCACCGTGTCCGGCCAGGGCGTCAACTCCGTGGGCACCCTCGACGTCGCCAGCCTCACCGCCCAGGCCGGCCCCGTCACCGTCACCCTCCTGCCCAACGCCGCGCCCAAGACCGCCACCTTCTACGACCCGGTGGCCGTCACCACCTGGGAGCAGCCCGGAGCCCCGATCCAGCTCCAGCAGGACAACATCATCAACCTGTCCCGCGCGTTCTCGAAGTACGGCGCCATGGCGGTCGGCTCGCAGTTCCCCACCGCGCTGATCCCGGTCGAGTTCGCCGCCTGATGATCGGCCCCGTCATCATGCCGGCGCGGGAGGAGGTCGCTAAGGCGATCGCCTCCCAGGCCGGCGTGCCGCGCAGCGACGAGGTGGACGCGCTGGCCGACCGCGCGATCGACCGGTGCGCCGACCTCGCCGCCTCCGCTCGCCGGCCGATCCCCGCGGCCGAGCTGCTCGGCGGCGTGGTCGACGTCGGCTGCGAGCTGCTCTTCCGCAAGCGCGCGCGCAACGGCGTCGTGGTGCTGGGCGAGAGCGACTCCGGCGTCGAGACGACGAGGGTGGCCGGCGACCCGACGTCCCCCGCTCGCAAGAGCTGGGCCTACTGGCTCGGCCCGGGGATCGCATGAGCAGCCGCGTCGCTCGCGCACGCGAGCTGCTCGACACCCTCGCCCAGGCCGTGAACGACCCGGAGGTCCTGGTCGACGCGGACGGCCGCAAGGTCCGCACGCACGCGACCCTCGCGGCCGGCGCGATCGTCCTCGGCGTCGGACCCAAGGTCGAGTGGCCCACCCCCGGCGTCGAGCGGGTCACGTGGACCGTCACCGTCACCACGACCGACTCCCCGGACGACCCGTTCCGAGCGTGGGAGCAGCTCGACGCGCTGCTCGACGTCGTAGCCGACTGGGCGCCGTTCGGAGCCCTCGGAGAGGCCGAGTCCACCCGCGTCGCCTGGCACCCCGGAGACGACCCGCTCCCCGCCTACATCGTCACCCTCACCGAAGACACCATCACCTGACAAGGAGCGCCACCATGGCCGATCCCCGCACCGTCCGTAACATCTCCCTCCGCATCGGAGGAGAGGAGTACGCCGCCCACGCGAACGACGTGAACATCACCCCGCCCGCTCCCGTCACCTGGCAGGGCGGCACCGACTCCGCCACCTACAGCGACACCCCGTCCGGCGGGCACATCCTCAACATCGCCGGCGTGCAGAACTACGAGGACGCCGAGTCGCTCTCCTCGCTGCTGCTCGACAACGCGGGCGAGAAGGTGCTCGTCCTGTTCAGCCCGAACCGGGCGACCGGCGGCGCGTGGTTCTCGACCGAGGCCACCCTCGTCGCCCCGGCGATCGGTGGACCGGTCGGCCAGTTCGCCCCGTTCCAGGTCGCGTGCCCCGCGACCAAGCCCAAGCGCGCCGCCGCGCCGGCCGCCGCTTCCTGACGTGTTCGACGTCTCCCGGTCGCGTGAGCTGACGGCCGTCGTCCTGACGCTGAAGACCGCCGACCGGGAGACGCGGCGCGAGATGCAAGCCGCCGCCCGCAAGGCCACCAACTCCCTGTGGAAGCCCGCCCTGGACCAGCGGTCCACGACCCGCCTCGAGCGCAAGGTGCTCGTCACCGGCGCCCGATCCAAGACCAGCAGTGAAGGATTCTCCATGCTCGCCGCCACCTCTCGCCGGCCGCTGTCCGGCGGGCTCGTGCCCGTCGACTCGTGGGCCGGCGTCGAGTTCGGCATGACCCCGCGCAAGCAGCCCGTCACCATGAGCGGCCGCGAGTCCGACGACCGCGCCGCCGTCCTCTCCGGCACCACCTACACCGTGCAGCGCACCGTGGGCAAGCAGTTCAAGGCCCGCCGGCAGACCGGCTACGTCGTCTACCCCGCCCGCCGCGAGGTCGGCCCCAAGATCGTCGCCGCGTGGGCTCGCGCGATCATCGGCGTCGCCGTCAAGGCGGTGTCGCCTCGTGGGTAAGCCCATCGAAATCCCCTTCCTGGCCAACGTCTGGAACGCACTGAAGGGGTTCCGCTCGCTCAGCGACGGACTGGACGAGGTGGGCGACTCCCTCGATGACGTCGCCCGCGATGCGAGGCGCGCCGGCGACGAGGCGGGCGACGGGCTCGCGTCGGGCGTGAAGGCCGGCGCCCGCGAGGCCGACCGTGCAGCGTCCGCGCTGGACTTCAGCGACGTCGCCCGGGAGGGAGGAACCTCCGGCGACCAGGCCGGAGACGGGCTCGCATCGGGCGTGAAGGCGGGCGCCCGCGAGGCCGACCGTGCAGCGTCCGCGCTGGACTTCAGCGACGTCGCCCGAGAGGGCGAGACGTGGGGCACCCGTGCCGGCGACGGCCTCGCTGACGGCATCACCTCCGGCGTGCAGGACGCCGAGCGCGCCACCGAGCGGCTCGACTTCGACCAGCTCGGCCGCGACGCTCAGCTCGCCGGAGAGCGTGCCGGCGACGGCCTCGCTGACGGAATCCAGGAGGGCGTGCAGGACGCCGAGCGCGCCACCGAGCGGCTCGACTTCGACCAGCTCGGCAAGGACGCGGAGCGCGCCGGAGAGCGCGCGGGAGAGGGCCTGTCAGACGGGATCAAGGACGGCGCGAAGGATGCCGAGCGCTCCACCGAGCGCCTCGAGAAGAGCTTCCTGGAGCTGCGCCGAGAGGCCGGCCGCGCCGGCACGGAGGGCGGCAAGGACCTCGGCGACGGCATGAAGGCCGGCGCGGACCGGGCGTCGGACGGCGTGCGCGAGATTGGCGACGAGGCAGCATCGACCGCGAAGGAAGCCGCCGCATCGTTCGACGGGTCGGCCGCGTCGATCGGTGACGCCTTCCAGGAGGTCGCCGCGAACGCGTTCGCCGGGTTCGGTCCGGCTGGCCTGATCGCCGGTGTTGCCGCCGCGGCCGGCATCGGCGTCGTCATCACGAAGCTCCAGGAGGGCGGAGAGGACGCGGAGGCGTTCAAGGCCAAGGTCGGGGACCTGACCTCCGAGCTGATCGACGCCGGCAACCAGGGCGGGCCGAGCCTGGACTACCTCGTCTCCCGGTTGAAGGAGATGGCGGCAGCGACCGAGGACGGGGAAGACAGCCTCTCCGACCTCTACAAGCTCCAGGACGCCGCCGCCTCCAGCTTCGAGAGGATCGCTCAGGCGTACGCGGGAAACGCGGACGGGCTGGACGAGCTGATCGAGAAGGAGAAGGCGCACCAGCGGTCCCTGGAGGACGAGGCCGCGCAGATCGACACCACGAAGGAGACCTCTTACCGTGCCGCGCTCACGCGGGCGGAGGACTCCGCGAAGATCGTCGCGGGGCTGGAGCGAGCCAGAGATGTTGCCACCGAAGCCGCGGACAACGAGGCCGCTTACGCTGCCGCGAACGTTGCCGAGCTGGAGGCCAAGGCAGAGCGTACGCGGGAGTACGCCGACTCCATCCAGGGCGAGCTGTCCGAGGTCGGTGAGTCGTGGGAGAAGTACCAGAACGCCGAGACGGGAGCTATCGACCTGGCGGCGTACACCGCCGCGCTCGCTACTCGCATCCAGCAGATGGCCGACTACCGGACCAATATGGCGCTACTTCACGGCGACATCTCCACGGACGCCTACAACTACCTCGTGCAGATGGGCGCCGACGCCGCGCCTCTCATTGATGCCTACGTGAAGGCCCCGCTGGAGCAGAAGCAGGCGACCGCGGCCGTGTGGGACACCCTCGGCCGGACGGGTGGCTCCAGCTACAACACCGCGCTTCAGAACGAAATCCCCGACTCTGTGTCCGGCCCGAAGGTCATCATCCCGAGCCCCGACATGTCACCCGTTGAGCGCGCCATCCAGACGTTCGGAACGCGCCGCATCGTCGTGAACGTCGAGGGGCGCATTACCAAGATCGGACAGCAGGTTTACGACTGATGGTCACCCTTAGCCACTCCGCCGGCCTGACCGCGCCCGTGCGCGTCCTGGAGGTCTCGTCCGTCTCGCAGACGTCCAACCTCCGCACGATCATCCACGAGCTGATCGGCAACCCCGTCCCCGATATCACCGTCCGCCCTGCCGGCCCCCGCACCGGCACCCTGACCTACGTGCTGGCCGACAAGGCGGCAGGGCAAGCCGCCGAGCTGCTGCACCGGACCCCCGGCATCATCCGGGTGGACGACCCGGGCATCCTCACCATGACCTACTACGCGACCGGTGCGCTCCGCCTGTTCCTCGACCCCCGCGCTCGCCACTCATGGGTGCTCACGGTCGACTTCATCGAGGTGATCCGGTGATCTCGCAGCACCTCGCCTCGCTCAGCCTCTACGACGACACCGACCTCCTGATCGGCACGTTCGCGATCAAGTCGGGCAGCCTCTCCCTCGACGACAACCGCGCCCCGTTCGTGACCGCCTCCGTCGTCCTGACCCTCCCGAAAACCTCCGCCGAGCGCTTCGCGATAGACCCCCGCGCGCGCCTCATTCGCGCCGTCCTGGAGCTCCAGAAGGTCTACAGCGGCTCGCTCCCTATCGCGGCGCTCACCAACCGGTACCGCGAGCGCGGCCTCGCCGGAGCGACCGAGGACATGACGCGCCCCGTGGGCAGCAACCCCTCCACCATCGCGGACCTCGCAGCGAGCTTCGAGAACCATTGGAACGGGTACCCCTCGCCTCCCCGCGAGCGTCTGCTCGTGGAGATGTACCTCGTGGAGTCGGTGGCCGACTACGCCGCCGACGAGCTGTCGATGACGCTGGCCGGCGCTGAGTTCCTGATGCAGCAGGACGTGTCCTCCGGGCAGGCCCCCTACGCCCCGGGCGCGGTCGCGCTCCTGGACGTGGTGCGCTACGTCATCGAGTCGCTCGGCATCGGGTACGTCCTCGAGTCGGACGCCGCGTCCCACGCCCTGATCGAGGCGGATGCGAGCGAGTGGAAGACCGGAGTGAGCGGGTGGGATTACCTGCGCCCCCTCGTGGAGGCGGCGGGCCTGCGCCTCTGGGCGGACGTGGCCGGCTTCTGGCACCTCCTCAAGCGCATCCCCTCCGACAGCATCTCCGCGTGGTCCACCGCGAACACGAAGGCCCTGACGGACAAGGTGTCCCGCTCCGGCTCGTGGGGTGACGCGGTGGTTGTCATCTACGAGTGGGAGGACGCGGACGGCAACCAGCGCCAGCAGGTCGACTACGCCAAGCTCCTCGCGAATCCGAACAAGCCGCGCGTGTTCCGCCGATCCTCGCCCTACCCCGGCCCGGGAGCCGCCGCCTACCTCCTCCGGTTCGTGCAGACGCGCGGCCGTGACGTTGACCTGACGGCCGTGTCCGACTACACCATCGCCCCCGGTGGCCGCGCCTACGTGCAGCTCCCCACCGGGACGAGGCTGACCAAGACCATAGCCGCCGTGCAGTACGCGCTCGGCAATGACGATATGACCGTGACACTCCGCGACCAGCTCGCAGAAGGCGAAGAGGACTGATGGGCTACTACGACGCCGAAGGGCTGTACGTCTACGAGGAGACCGACCTCGTAATCCCGAACCACTCCTTCTCGGAGCTGCTGAACATCGGGCTGCGCAGCATCAAGAACTTCGCGCCCGGATCAGTGAAGCTGGCCGACCTCCTGGCGCGCGTCAAGAAGGGCGACCTGTTTTTCAACCCGTACGACTACGGCGCGGTCGGGAAGGGCAACTCGGCCGACGCCGCCGCGGACACGGCCGGGTGGAAGGCAGCCCTCGCCGCCGCCGCCGCCTTCGGACCGGCATTCGGCACGGCCACCGTCCGCGCCCCGGGCGGCATCTTCTACGTCAACGACACGCTGACGTGGAACCTGCGCGTGAGCATCCAGGGGCCGGCCGAAATCCGCTCCACCATCACCGACCCCTCGAAGTATCTGTGGGTCGCGTACACCGACGCGGCGGGCGACGCGACCAACCCGGGCGGCTCCCCGGTCGATCAGCACGCCACCGCCATGTCGCAGATCATCAACGTCGGCGCGGGCAACGCGGGCGGCAACGGCCTGCGCATCGGTCGCCTCGACGGCACCGCCCCGACCGAGAAGCCCTCGCACATCAGCCTCGACAAGAGCGTTTTCCGCAACTTCAATGAGGGCGTCCGCTTCGGCGCCAACACCTACATGGTGAAGTTCGATCACGTCGCGATCCAGGCGTGCAAGGTCGGTATCCGGCACCTCGCCGCCGCCAACTCCGGCGAGCGGCTCGTGTTCCAGGACTGCTCGATCACCGGTAACAACCTGGCGATCGACGCGCAGACAGATCAGGCGATGGACTTCAACGTCTGCTCCTTCTCGTACAACCACCGTCAGATCCTCCGGTCGAAATCGGCTCGCGTGTTCTTCAACGGTGGTCACGTCGAGATGAACTCGCCGTACGCTCCGTGGTTCGACCTCCTCGACGTGTCCGCTTTCGTTCAGTTCACGGGCGTGCGGTTCCTGCTCGGCCAGCAAGACAACTACACGAGCGTCGTGAACGTCACCCCCGATGGCCTCCAGTTCCCGTCCCGCCGCGCCTACGAGGCAGGCGACGCGCTGCTCATCAACTCGGAGAACGGGTCGGGCCTGGCAGCCGGGTCCACCTACTACGTGCTCTCCAACAGCGCGACAGGCCTCGTCGTCGTCTCGGCCACGCGAGGCGGAGCGCCGGTCGCGACCTCGAGCGGCACGATCACGTCGCTGAAGGCGACCATCCCGCCCGGCGGCTACGTCCCCGTCATCTCGACCACCCAGCCCACGCAGCGCGTGAACATCGTCGGCGGCTCCTTCGACGGGTCGGCGTCGGACGTGACCTACCTGTCCTCCGGCCCGGGAATCGTCACGACCACGGTCGGCACGGCCACGTTCAACAACAGCACCCTGAATATGCAGATCAACGATCAGCAGACGCTCTTGCGGGACGGGCACTTCCACGAGGCGTCCATCGTGGACGACCTCTTTCTCCAGACCATCGGCGGCCACGACACCGCCGTGCTGTCCTCGGAGCAGGCGTCCTCCGGCACCCAGTCACTCAAGCTCACCCACCTCGCCAAGGGCGAAACGGCCGACCTCTACGTCTACGTCCCCATCGCCCAGGGTGCTCGAGTCAATGCTCGTCTGCGAATGATGATCATGAACACCGACTCCACGGTCGTGATCAATGTTCGCTACGGAGCAGCCCACGTCGGGGCCAACCCGGGCGGCGGCACGAACCTCGGCGGCAGCGGCTTCGCCCTCGGCCCGATCCTCGGCACCTCGAACCGCAGCGGATCGGCCGTGCCCGCGTGGATCACGTTCCGGCAGCCGTTGCTCTCCTGGACGCCCGCGCCTCTCTGGGCCACTCACTTCGTCCTCCAGATCAAGACGACGGCCGTCGTCAACAACGGAGTCGTCTATCTGGACGACATCGAGATCAGCCAGTTCTAG